TGGGTCTGTAGGTATCCAAGTATGTCTGCATCTATATCCACCCCTAACTATAAAGGGGTCGCCAATAGATTTTCCTTGCCAAGACCTTGTGTTCCAAATATTTCTAATTTCTGCTTCTGTAAATGTTTTTCCTAACATACCTACACAGAAATCTCTACTATCTCTAACAAGAGTACCAGTATAAGTAAAATTTGTTAATCCACTTTCTTTAGCTTTTGCTATAGTGAACTGACCATGAAACTGCATTACACTATCGTGAGCTATTTGACCAGCATACCTTCTAAGATTATTACCAGCCCTATCACTAGCATATTGAGTATGTAGTTTTCTAACAGCATCTTCTACTTGTAGTTTCATACTACTGTTAAATTTGTTTTCATTCACAAAATCCACCAGTTCATTTATCTCTCTTTGATTTGATTTTTTATAAACTCCATTAATATGTGATCTGATATTAGTAACCATGTCCTCAAAAGGTCTACCAGCTATGGTACTCTGATATAATTCGTCATTAATTACTTTTATAAATCTTTCGCCTATATCTTCAAACCCTGAGTAGCTTTGGAACTTTAGTGCATTAATAGTAGATAGATTAGCTTCTGTAAGACTTTTAAATTTATTAGGAATAGGCATTTCTCCAAACTCGTCTAATACTTGTTTTGCTATCTTATTATATTCCTCATTAATAATTAGATCAGCTTCATTAAGAAAATTGTTTTCTATTGCTTGTCTGATCTTTGGTTGCAGTTGTATTGCTATTCTTTGTGATACAAGTTGACCATTAGTTGATCTAGTAACTTCTTTTATAACATCTTCTTCTAGCTTATATAATACATTTATTATACGTTCTTCATGTTGATCAGCTAGTTTTTCTAATATTCTAGACATTTATTATAACGGAAAATTCTTTTTCCATGCTCTAATTGACCAGTAAGCTGGTGATAATGTTTTTTGACCTTTTACCTCTTTCAGCACCCCACCCATTCTAGCTAGAAATGACTTCTGCCTAGCTGGTATGTTTTTTTTAATACTCATACCCCTTGCACCAAAAGTAACTTTCTTTACTTTCCCAGTAGATTTATTTTTAACATACACACCAAACTTTTTTCTTTTAGATTCTGTGGTTGATAATCTAAAGGGTTTGTTTAATTTTACATCTTTACCTCTGTATATAGCCATTACTTTTTCTTCTTTCGTTTACTAGCCCTTCTAATTAAATCCTTGTCAAATGTTCCTGACTTACCTCTGCTTATAAGTTTATTTACTCTAGCCATAGCCCATGCGTTCATAGGTATTCTGGGTCTGCTACCACTAGATAAAAATGCACCTTGCCCTCTACGAAAACTAGCCTTGAGGTCAGCTAGATTAAATAGTTTAGACTTCTTAGCTTTTGTTTTAAGTGTTTTAATAGTTGTAGCTGATAAAGGTTTTCTTTTTACTGCCATTATACCCTCGTTCTTCTTTTTAATAATGATCTAGGTATTCTTGCACCACTTTTGTATAGTGAACTAACCTGTTTAATTAAACTAGCTCTCATAGTGCGTTTTGACCCCTTTAAACCTGATAAATATTTTTTAGGTATCTTGGTTTTTTTATCTTTAGGTACTCGTTTCTTCTTCCGTTTCGCCAACTGTTACTCCTTCTACATTTGTAGTTTGAAACTGACCTCTAACTGATCTTGAGTTGTCAATCTCTTCGTTTATTGTTTTTATCTTATCGTTATCATCTATAACTGTATCTGCTATCTGCTTGTCTATTTCTTTGTTAAATGTTTCTGATTTTACTCCACTAGCTTTTGCCATTTGTAAATACTGCATATCGTTAGCCCAATCTCTGACATCAAAAGTATCTGGATAATTAATATTTCCATCAAACTCTTTTTCTAACCATCTAGCAAATAAACCCCAGATATGTTCCTCTGCGTTTTCTAAATAATCTGCCTTTTCTGATAGTCTTGCATTAAGTAACTGAAATTCTGTTTGTAATGCTATCCCACTAGCTATTTGTCCACTTGTTGCTCTTACTGAACCCATGTGTGTAATTCTATCTATAGCATCTACTTTATTTTGAATACATTTCATTATACCATCAAGGTTTTGACCACTAGGTTGAATAATGTAGGGTTTAAGAGAACTATCCATATCTTCAGGTATTTCAATAATAGAACCAGCACCAGCACTAGCTTCAACATTCGGTGTTTTTACTAAGCTAGGGTGATTAGCTAATCTAATCAGTTGTTCTTTTTCTGAGTAATCATTATAGATAGATTGCTGTAAATATGCTACATCTGATAAATCACTTATACCTATTGGTCTTTTGTTTCCTCTTAAGTTATAAACATTAACTGCTGGAATAACTCCTATTGGGTTAGGTATTTCTTCTAATAGCTTTGCATCTCCTTCTTCATATTCCTTGTCGTATTCTTGCACCTCATAAGTGCTGATAGTTTCTTCTGTAAATACTTTCAGTATAGCTCTTTCTGAATTTATATCTTCCACTACCACTAAATAATCTAAATAAAATCTACCACTACTTGCTCTACTATAGTTCCAGTTAACAATGTTTTCAGGTGTATATATTGACACATAAGGTCTTATATCTTGAGCCAG